GTCTTGCTTGCATGGTGATCTCCCTCAGTATCCGAGCATCCGTTGAAACCGACGATAGGAGCGAGCTTGCGAGAGGCTGATCGTCGGCGCCGAGGGCTTCTTCTTCCACCCGCGATAACCGAGATCCTTCATCGTCTCTCGCCACTCCCGCTGCCTCTTGGCGAAGTTGAAGAACCGAGTCCGGAAGGCCCGAAGCACAGGGCGCCAATGAGGCTTCCCGCGCTGTCCCCCGCGACCGAATTCCAGCCGGATGGCCTGGAAGGCCAGATCCGGAACCGCCACTGCATCGGGCATGTCCTTCTTCTTTCTCTTGCCGACTCCCCGAATCCCCTCTCGCTCGATCTCCGCCTTCCATTGACGGGCGTCGCGCCGGCGAGTTCGCTTCACGAACATCACTTCACGACGCGAGACCTTCCGCGAAACGATCGTCGCTTCCGACCTCTTGGGGAAGAACGGAATCTCATCCACGGGCCAGGGGGAGTGTCTCGCCAAGATGGAGATCGCTTCCGGAGTAGGCCTCTGACGCCGACGAGGCCGAACATACAAAACGGTCTCTCTAGCGTCAACACGGCGAATTTTCTTGGCCTTTGGCCTTGAGCGGATCGCCCACGCCGCCTCGTCGTCCGGAAGACCGCGGACCTGAACCACGCGAAGGCTCTTGCGGTACGCACGCCAATCGCGACGATTCGGGATCGCGTCCTTGACCTCTTCGAGGACCTCCTCCGCGGAGCGATGGGGCACCGAGGACAACAAGCTCCTCGTCCGATCGGGCCACTGCTCGATCAGCTCCATGGACTCCCGGTAGCCCTTGTCGGCCTTGAGGCGGATCATGACGCCCCCATGAGGCGCCGATTCGTATCGACGATCGCCTCCGCGAGGGTCTTCTTCCGCTTGCCCAGAATCTGCACAAGCGTCACCAGCGTCGAACCGTCCTTGAAATCGGGCCGAGACACCCCCGCACGGGACAGAGGCCGCATCGTCTCGAAGTACGAAACGTGCTCACGACAGACACCGATGAGGCGCTTGTGACCGCGAACCACCACGCCGTAGTCGGACTTCTGCGCACACACGAAGCACCAGTCCGCGAAGCGTTCCTCGCTGAGGGGGCCTTCGTAGTCGTGGAAGGTGTCTCCGCGCAACGGAGAGCCGCACTCGTGGCCCAGGCAATGCGGCAGGCCCCTGTCCTTACCCTTCCAGTACTTCGCGCACGTCGCGCAGACAGGCGAGAGTCCCTCGGCGAGGGCAGCTCGGATGCGGTCCATTGTCAGGGGCATGCTCCCTCCGTCCCCTGCTGGAAGAGCTTCCGCTCTGGCGTCATCGCAGTGTAGCGCTTCAGTTGGAAGGTGAAGCCGACGAAGGCCGCTCCATCGAAGAGGTGCCCGTCATCCGAGACCTGGATCACATCGAAGAAGTAGCCGCCGAAGTTGGGGTCGCCCTTACCCATGCTGAACTTGTCGAAGAAAGGGATGTCCCAGAATTCAACGATGTCCCCCTCGATCGGAACCGGAACGGAGCGGTCCTCCCACTCCGCGCGAGCAACCCACATATCGCACCGCCACTCGATCGCGGCACCTTCCTCGCGCGTCTCCGCCGTGCTGGTCGGATACGCCACAAAGGCGTCCAGCTCGAACGGCCCGCGATAGGACATCGAGATCGGCTCGCCGTAGACCGGGTCGTAGGTCGAGTTGGACTGGTCCTGCGAGTAGTATTTGATCTTCGTCCCGGAGATCGCGGTCGACTCACGCGCCCAGAGGTCGAACAGTTCGAGCTCGGAATCGCCCAGGAACATGGGCGACGTGCCCACCTCCTCGCCGCCATCCGCACCAAGGGACTTCGAATCCCCGGGACCGCCCTGGGGGGTCAGGTCGCCGTCGAGGTCGGGCACGTTATGGTAGCGCTTCGCCACCGATCACCCCGTGATAAAGGGAAGAGGGAAGTTCGACCGCATGATGTCCTCGTCGAGCTTCTCAAGCTCCTCACGGCCCTCTTGTCGGAGTTCGGCGCCGTCTAGCTGGCGTTCGCCCTGCGCACCGGGGAAGCTGGGGTACTTTCGACGAATGCCGCCGAGGAGGACCTTCGCTTCCGCCAAGCACTTCCGCTTGATCAACTGGAAGTCGAAGTAGTCGAGCTGCTCGAAGGTCAACGAGGTGCTGCGGTAGAGCAGCTCCATGTCGTAGCTGGTCGTCGGTTGCGGGAGGATGAGGACCTTCCGCGTGACCGGGTCCCACTGCCAATTGAAGTCGGCGGAGATCACACGCATCGCGGTCTCGCTGTACTGGACCGCTTGCGCGTAGCTCGAGTAGAGCCCCGCACTCTCCGGCGCGGCGAAGACGTCGTAGGGGACCGCTTCGTCCTCCAACAACCAAGGCGCGAACACCAGCGAGATGTCCGTCGGGTTGCCGGGCATCGCAACATCGATCACCGCGTCGCAATCCTCGGGCACATCGTACTCGACTTGGCCCGAGGTCAGACTGATCCTCGCCTTGCGCATCGCGCCCTTGTGCGCGATGAACCACTCCTTCGCATCCTCGATGATATCGGCCAGGTTCGCCGGATGGAGTTCGACGCGAACGCGCGGCTCACCAAGCTGCCGAAGGACCCAGCGCTTGAGCTGGTCCTCGGTCATGAGGTTGCGATTCGGCCGTGGCATCGTCAGGAGGGTCACGAGATCAACCCTCCAGGAGTTCGTCACACTCGCGCAGCACGGTCTTGCGGCCCTTGTGCGCGGCCTCGTAGGCCCTCACAACCTCCACGTCTTCGGCGTAGAGGTCCTGCAGGGCCTCTACGACTTCGGACACGTTGAGGGAGTCGTAGTCCTCGATCGGGAACGCCTCGTCCTCCCACCCCGCGTCGACCTCCTCCGGGTCCACAGGCACAGGCTCCGGAGGGTCGTACGGCTCGAACAGAGCCGGCGCCAGCGCGGCGACCTCTTCTCCGACGACCTTGCCGGGTTGGATCCGTCCCTTGTGGAAGAACAGGATCCCGTCATCCTTCTTGCGGTACAGCATGCTCCACCTCCTCGTCGCTCTCGAGGGCGCCCATTCCAAGGTAATCGCCCATCTGGGGGTCTGCTGCCGGCGCTTCGGTGGCCGGCCCTGATATCTCGCGGAGGATCACCGCCTCCGCAGCGTTTCCCGGCTGTGCCAAGAGCCGCTGCGAAGGAGCAGGGTGCGGTGATCCGTTCGTCCGAGGAGCTCGAGCAGGGCGAGCTCGCCGGGGCTCTGGCGCCGAACGCGGGGGAGGCACTCGGGCTATCCCCAAATCTTTCCGAAGCTCCACCAGGGACACGCGGAGGTCCGCCAGCTCGCTAGCGATGCCATCCAGTCGCCCGATGGTCGCGTCGACCACCTCGAGCATCAAATCGGGTGCGAAGGAGGTCTCTTCCTCCTCCTCAATGGCGTCCGGTTCGAACTCCTGCGGAGGGGGCTTCGGCGCGCTCAACACGCCGAGATCCTTCAACTGCGCGAATACGTCTTGGTTGCTCATCTCCGTCTCCTTCCTTACGGATCGTCCGATCCGCGGGGTTGCGACCACTGTATCGGTCGCACCCATCCCCGTCCAGCACAGGAGACCCCCCGTCAGTATAGACGCCGACGAATGCAAAAGAAAAGGCCGACCTTCTGTCACGCGCACTCTTTACACACGCTCTAGTGTAGGCTACATTGAAATCTCTGCGGTCCACCTCCTTGCCGCACCAAGGGCGTCAGATGCAGGTCCTGCTTTCCAGTTACTACCTCCTCTCGTCGGTTCCACCGGGGGAGGCGCCTGTGTAAGCACACCAAGCGCTCAACGAAAAGCCCCTCCCGGTCACACCGACCACGAGGGGCTTTTCTTTTTCGGGAGAGCGGCGACGATGGTTGCGGATGGAACGAAACGACAAGCGACATGCACCACATCAACGGAAGAGACGTTCCGAACGCAGACCACCACGACAACCTGACCCTCTTGTGTCCGAACTGCCACCGCCTAGCGCATCGCGGCCTCATACCGAAGGAGGAACTGAAGACACTCACCGAAATCCTGCCGGACCACTGGCAGGATGCCTACTATGGATAGGGGACACACCCGGGCATAGGCGAGCCCAAGGCGCTGTAAACGCCCCGCTTCGGCTGTGATGGTTCGACTCCATCTGTCCCCATTGGGAGCGTCCCACAGGGCAAACGTTGCAGGTTCGACTCCTGCCTCTCCCATTCGGAAGGTACCGCTGCATGGGCGGCAACTGGCCTTGAAAGCCAGGGCGGGGTAACTCCCGGGGGTTCGATTCCTCTACCTTCCTTCCCCATACAGCAAGGCGTACTGTATGGGCCGGCCCAGGTAGCCCAATGGCAAGAGGCGCCACGTTGAGGGCGTGGAGGTTGGCGGTTCGAATCCGCCCCTGGGTATTGCGGAGAGGTGGCCGAGCGGCAAGGCTCCCGGCTGCTATCCGGAGGACGGGTGAAAACCCGCGGAGGTTCGATCCCTCCCCTCTCCGCTAGCCGAACTAGCCCAATGGCAGAGGCGCTCGGTTTAGGACCGAGAGGTTCCGGGTTCGACCCCCGGGTTCGGCATGAGGCCGCGTAGCCCAATGGCAAGAGGCGTCCCGTTCAGGGCGGGGAGGTTGTCGGTTCGACTCCGACCGCGGCTACTGAAAAGTATATTGCACGTCGTGCAATATCATGCCGGAGTGGTCCAACCAGGCAGAGGCGCTCGTTTCAAACGCGAGAGGTTGCGGGTTCGAATCCCGCCTCCGGTATCCTGACCACACTGAGCCAGACGCACAAAGCCCCCGGGCTGCTGTAGCAGCGCGAGGGCTTCCAGGCCGTCCTACCGCCTCACGGCGGCGCCGGGCTTACAGGTTCTGGACGCGGAGCTGACCGTAGTACTCGCTCCTGAGCAGCTTCTTCGCGTAGCGGGTCCGCAGGCCCTTCCGGAAACTCATGTCGTTCGGGTCGAGGAACGTGGGAGTCACCTGCAGCGGAACGTAGGGAGCCCAGACGTAGCCGCTGTCGAGGTAGCTCGAGCCCTTGAGCCCGACGAGCGCCATGTCGCTCTGGAAGAAGGGATCGATGTAGACGATCCACTTGTGCATCAGCGTGCCCTGCTTGTACACGCCGAACTGCCCGTGGTGCGTCATCGGACGCGGCATGTCGAGCGGAGCTCCGTACTGCGGCCCCGTGACCCAGATGGGACGGAAGTCGCCGTGCGTGGTGAGCTGCTCGATCAGAGCGCTGATCTCGGGCGAGGTGACGATCCAGTTGGCGGGCGCGCGGAGCGTGGCCTTGTGGATGGCGTTGGACACCCGGGAGAAGCTCGTGACGATGCTCCGGAGGTGGTCGACCTCGGAGATGCCAGCGGGCGGGACACGGTCGAAGGTGTCCGTGGTGCCGGTGGAGGCGAGGAAGAGGTCCGTGATGATCTCACGGTCGATCTCGAGCGCCATCTCCTGGGCGGCGGCGCTGACGAGCTCGGTCTCGGCCTCGATGCCCTGGAGGGCGCGGAGGTCCTCGGCGGCCTCGGAGCTCCAGAGGGCCTTCAGGCGACGGCTCTCGACCTGGATGACTGCCTTCTTGACGTCGAGCTTCATCCTCGGGAGGAGGGTGTTGAGCTCACCGTCATAGCGGTAGTACATCTTGACCTGGTTGCCGTTCACCGGGATGGTGCCGAAGCGGACACCGGCGAGCGCTCCGTTCGAGTAGTTCAGGGTACCCGCAGAGAGGTCGGTGCTCGTGTCGGCGGCACCCGTCGCGAGGAATTTACCTTCCTGCACGGTGCTGCCATCACTGGCGTCGATCTCCCGGATGATGACCTGAATGCCGCGATCGGTGCTCGGCTTGTGGACCGGCGTGAACGCCAGGTTCGCGGACAGCGCGGTGGCTGCCGGACCATAGTTCGTGCCGTCGCCGGTGACGAGAACCTCACCATCGACGTACTCGCTGGTGTAGTTCTGGTTGAAGTCCCGCGGGAAGACTTCGCCGGCAGTGACCGCGCCCTTGGAGGTCCCGTAGATGTAGTCCAGGTAGAAGACCGCACCCTGGGGTGCCGTCATCGGCTGGACCGAGACGATCTCGTTCGCGATCAGGTTGGGGAACACCCGGGTGAGAACCGGGAAGATGAACTTGGTGAAGTAGCCCACGTTCAGAGCGCGGGTCTCCTCGTTCATCCGACGCAGGTCGCGCGCCTGGTTCTCGAACAGCATGGCGAGGCAGCCACGCTTGTAGCGGTCGAAGGGGGTGTCATCCCCCATCCCCTCCATCAGGTCGTTCCACTTCTCGATCAGAACCCCGACCAGCCTCTGATCGGCGATCGTCCCGCTGCTGTCTTCGATGATCATTCGACGAGCTTCCACCTCGCCCTCCTCTTTGGCAAGAGAATATCAGAACTGGCTCAGGCCCCCGGGGGCAACAGTGGCCTGATCTCTTCTAGTGTGACCGGTAGTCCGTTGTAGCCCCCGGCGTCCTCTGTGACGGGCTGGCCTGAGCGCTGTCGCTCCTTGGGCCAGGGCTCCTCTTCGTCGAGGGGAGTGCCGCGATAGCCGCCCCCGAATTGCTTACGTAGTCGGGCCGACACCTCGGCCATCTGCTCACGCGACTTGCGAACGGGACGGTGGTCCTCAATCAGCTCGTCCACGTCTTCTTTGTTCTCGAGACGTGCTGTCTCGAGAACGCGTCGAATCTTGTGCGCCTCGGGATTCTTCTGGAGCCGTTGCTCCCCGTAGAGCTTGAGGCCTGCGGCCCGCAACCCTCCGAGAGCCTTCTCCAGAGCCTCCTCGAGTTTCTCCGAGCGCTCGACGAGGGCCGCGCGTTCACGCTGGGCCTCTTCGTGCTGCTCTCGACGGTGCGCCTCCGCCGCAAGCTCCTGCTCGTGGATATCTTCGATCTCATCCACGACGGCGTCGACGCGCTCCTTGAACTCGTCCGCCGAAGTGTACTCGGAGATATCACCCACCAAGCGTCGAACACGGTCCGCCTCGGGGTGACCCGAGATAGCGCGTTCGAGGTAGCAGAGGTAGCCCGCCGTCCGGGCAGTCTCCTCGAGCTTCGAGCACGCTTGCTCGAGTTCCTCGATGCGCTCGTCGCGCTCGGAGAGCTGGCTTCGAAGGTCCGCGATCTTGGCCTCCTGCGCCTGGGCGATCTCGTCGCCACTGGCGGGGGCGCCGTACGGCAGCATCAGCTCCCAAATCTTGTCGAGAGCCGAGGCCTTCGCCGCCAGCGCCGAGTCGTTCGCCACCTCCTCACGGACCTGGGCCTCGACGGAGGCTCGGAGCTCGCCCATGCGATCGAGGACCTCCGTGGCGAGCCGCTCGCGAAGGGTCTCCTCCGCTTCGGCCTTGCCTTCCGCCCGAGCCTGGTCGAGAAGAGCCTCCAGGTCGGAAGCATCCTCGTCGACCTCTGGAATCTCGTCGCGGTCCTCGTGCATGTGGAGCTCCACTCCCTCGAACAGGAAGCGACCGGAGTCGGCGTCGACATCCTCGCTCACGATCTCGGGATAGGCGTTCTGGTCGGCGGGATCGGCTACAAAGTCGAAGGTCACGAGCTTGTAGTCCTCCTGCACCACATCGTAGCCGCGATTGTCTGGCTTCGTCGAGCCATATCCGCGTGAACTGACTCCAACGCGGCACCCGCTTCGCAGGAGCGCTTCGAGGTCACGGCCCCGAGAGGTCGGCAGAATCTCGGCCTCGCCGTACACCTTGCCGTCGGGGGAGACCTGAAGACCGGTGACGATGTGGCTGACGCGAGACAGCTTCGTCTTCCCATCCGTGGGATGATCGAGCTCGCCGAAGACCTTGCGGTGACCGAAGCTGGGCTCCAGGCGTCCGATCTCGCGCTCCCACAGGCCCTTGGGGTAGAGGCGCTTGTTCTCGGTCGCTTCGTCGTAGCGTCCGAATTCGCCTCGAACGCGGAGACGCCCGGTCTTGCCTTCGATCAACTCGAGGGCGGGTGAGTCGTCGAGAAACTCGCGCAACACGGGCAAGCTGTCGACCGCCACCGCGTCTTCTGTCAGCACGTTGTCTTCCATCTCAATACCGCCGCCACCGAAAGTTGCCCTTGAAGGGCGTGAAGTTCAAGACCGATTTCGACTTCTTCTTGACCTTCCTCTTCTTCCTGTTCTTCGTCTTCTCGAATCCGACCAGCTCAAGCCGCCCGCTCGAATACGCCGTGCGGCGCTTGCGCCAGCCCGGACTCAGTTTCCCTCTTCGTACTCCTCGTCCTCGTCGTTGTCACCTTCGACGATGCCCTCGTAGAGTTCGGCGCCGTTGAGAACGAACCGGGTCTGCTCTTCGAAGGCCTCCAGGACGTCGGCATCCTCTGCACCGAATTCCTCGTTCTCGAGGGCCTCGGCAAAGGCGTCCGCTGCCTCGGCGAGCTCTTCGTAGGACTCCGCCATCTCGTCGAGACCTTCGTAGTCCTCGGTCTCGTGAAAGTACGCGAAGGCCTGCGACAGCATCTCGGCGATCTCGGAGATGTGCTTGAAGCCGGCGATGGCCTCCTGCGCCTTCGACTCGTCGACTTCACCCACGAGCCCCTCGATCTCCTCGAGAGTGTCCATGATGTCGTCGTCGTAGTCCTCGCTGGCCGCAGACGCGCCGCCCATGACGTTCGTCATGCGCTTGCCCTGCTTGGCCATCTGAGCCATGCGCTTCTTACCGAGCCGCTTCTTCAGCTTCGTGTACTTCTTGCTGAAGCGTCGACCGGACGCACTCTTGCGGAATTTCTTCGCCGCGCGCTTGAGCGCTGCCTTCTTGCCACGACGCTGCTTCTTCCGGATGCGGGACGCCGCACGAGCGAGCGCTCCGCGCGCCTTCTTCTTGAACTGGACCTCGGTGAGCGCGTCGAAGTCGGCCCCCGCCGCGTCGATGTCGTTCTCTTCGAAGAAGGTCTCGACGACCTCGTCGAGGTCCTCTTCGTCGAGGTCCTCGGGGTCGATGCCGGCCTCTTCGAAGACCGCTTCGAGCGCCTCGAAGAACGCGTCGACGTCGAAGGTCCCTTCCTCGTCGTCTTCACCGAGCGAATCGAAGTCTTCGGCCTCGTCGTAGTCCGCGAGGTCCGCGACGTCTTCTTCCCGCGAACGCTCTTCCTGCAGCTCCCCGCCGGGAACCTGGAGCCCGAGAGCCTCGAAGTCCTCTGCGAGCGAGGGCACAACGATGTGCTTCATTTGTTCCTCTCCTCCTAGTCCGCGGCCTTCCACTGCTGCGCGACCGCTTCGATGAACCTGACTGCTCTTTCGATCTCCGGATAGAGCTCCAACACCGTCCCGTAGAGCCTAGCGAGCGGTACGATTTCGCTCAACTGCCAAGCTGCACCCTCGAGCACGGAGCGGACACTACCCACATCGTACTCCAGATCCTCACAGAAAGCCTCGAACGAAGGCTCGAAACTACCCGAAGAGTCGGCGCTTTCACGCAGACGACCTCTTGAGCTTTCCACCGAAGCCCCCAACGCGTCAAGAGCTTCCACGAGTTTATTGATTCGCGCAACCACACCATCGCGGCGAGCTTCCACCTCGCTTTCGGACATCGGCAGAGCGTCCGCGACCGTGAAGTCCAGCGCTTCCGGGGGATTGCACTCCCCGTCGATTGCGACGCCTTCAAGGAAGGCATCTACAGCGCTGCCCTTCTCCGCCATCAGCTCCTTCCAGGGGCGGGGCGCGTTGATGTGCTCCGCGATGATCCTCTGGACGAGTTCGCTTTCTTCATCCCGCTTCGCAGGGACCATGGGGGCGATGCTGCGGAGAAGGTCGAAAGCCTGGTCCGTACTGCCCGCCATGAGAAGCGCAGCCACTTCACGGGCGTTGCTCTCAACGTGGTCTTTCGCGTCGGCTGGCAGACACGTCCTCCGCCCTTCGACGGCGAAGAGGCCCTTGCCGTGATCCGCGAGGCGAACGTGCCAGAGCTCACCGCTCTCGTACGAGACCAAGGCGCTCTTCGCGAAGGAGGCCTCCAGGCAGTAACCACTGCCGAGGAAGTCCGCCTCATCGAGTGCCTTCCGCACTCGCTCGATGCGCTCCTCGTAGCTTCCTGCACGAAGCGTAGCGAGCACCTCTTCGTCGATGTGGTTACGTTCGGTCATTTCCGGACGGCGTAGTGTAGCGACTGCATCAAACCGCGGAGCTCATGTACTTTGCGCCCTATAGCGTAGTTGCTGCGGAGGACGCGGTCAATTTCACCCCGCATCTGCTTCCGATCTTCTCGACCGGACTTCTCAAGCTCCTGCAAAGAGATAGCACCCGCACCCTCACCGATCAAGTTGGCCACCGGGCTACGACCGGTAAGCAAGGGGCGTTGGGGAGGCGGATTCGACATGGTCATGCCGCCCATGCCACCGCCCATCTGCTTCTGCATGGCGGCCTCTGCCTTGCCCTGAACCTCCATCTGGTGGATGAGTTCTTCGTCCCGCTGCGTAAGGACGGTGTGGATCTCCTCATCCGTGAGATGGTAGACGTTCGACAGCATCCACTCCCGCGAGACATGCTCGCTGACGCGAGAAGCGAAGTCCGCCCGCGCGTTCCGCACTTCGAGCTGCGCAAGCTCGAAAATCGAGTTCGGAACGGTAAAGCGAACATCGAATTCGACCTTGTCGGGCGGGATGCCGATCGCAGCCAGGTGGACACGGCAAATCTTCTCGATGCCGAGCCGCATGTCCTGCTGCACGCGCAGGATCGTGCGCGCGAAGCGGACATCCTCGCTCGACAGAATCGCTCTGTTGACCCCCTCTTCCTGGCTCAGATACGCCTTCGGAACGTGAAGCGCGGCGAAGAGCTTATTGAGGAAGTACTCGATGTCCTCCATGTGCTGCCAAGACGGACCGCCGAGCACCTCCACGCGGGTCGACTCGGAGCCGTTGACGACGGGGATGAAGATGTCCTCGTCCTGGGCGAGCATGTCGAGCTTGAGGTCGAGCTTGTTCGTGCGCGGGTTGATGTAGCGTTTCTTCTTGTACTGCTGCCGCACGGTGTGAAGCAACCGAAGCGCCTCGTTCATGGGGCGATTGCCAGTGTCCACGTAGAAAGCGAAGCGCTCAGGCGCGCGCTGCAGCCGGTAGATCAACGCCGCATCCTCGAGGAGCACAAGGCGCTTCCAGACCCATCGCGCCGGCTCGAGAACCGAATTGTGGACCACCATGCCCTCGGCCACGAAATTGTGACCCCTCGCCGCGATCTCGATGTCGTAGACAGGACCCTCGCCATCGGCCTCGATCGCCTCGACTTTCTCGAACAAGAAGTCGCCATCCGACAAGGGGGCCTTCCTGTAGTAGAGCAAGTAGCCCTTCCCCGAAAAAACCTCCCGACCCTTGATAATGCTCGTCCGCTCTGCCCGCTCCCTGATATTACCGCTCACCCAACCGAGACCGTCAATCAGATTCTTCAGGTCTCGCAGGAGCCGCTCATTACACAGCTCGATATGATAGTAGGGCTCTGGCCCCTGAGTCGTCTCCCACCCGTCTGCATCTTGGAAACCCTGCACGAAGGCCTCACGCAGCTCACGGGAGCAAGTGTAAACCCAGGAGGGGACCCGCTTCCTATGAGCACCATCAGTCCACCCCAAACGGCGCAACAAGCTCACAAGGACCGTACTCGATACGTAAGACTGCCTCTCGACACCTTCCTCATCTCGAATCCGGGCCACATCCAAGCCCAAGGCCCGCAGCAGTCCTTCGTAGTAGAGGTTCTGGTCTTCGTTCACCCCACGAGCGAAATAGACCTGGCCATCTGTCACCCAGCCGTCCCCCAGGAGGAAACCCCACAGGCGCGCAATGTCGGCAGTGACGAAGTCCGGAAGCGTCAAGCGCGCGTCTCGAACAAGAGCCGTGGCACCCTCGAAGAAAGGGAGCCCAACAGACTCGAAGAATCGCCGGGCCTGCGCCCGCTCCAGCGAGCTGTGTCCTTCCAGGAGCTCTTCGAGCTGACCCCGGGTAATCCCCTGCGCCGCAGCGGCTGGTCGGATCCCTTCGTCACGTGGGGCGTACGAGTTCACCCGGGAGCACTCGCGAATAGCCGAAGCCCCCCGCTCTGTAAAGCGAACGCGAGACCGCTCCTCTTCCTTCAGGAGTTCCAAACCGAAAGCCGGAGGCCCCTTCATCTGCGGCATGTTCGTGGCCACGCAGACCTTGTCCCCGAGCTCGAGTTCCCCTACAGGGACCCACTGATTGTTCTTGCCGCCGTTCCAACGAAGAACAGGATGCTCTGCCGTCAACCGAAGCTCCCGATGCTTCGTCCGGAGCTTGAACAACGGCTTTGTGCCGCTGCACACTTGGTCTTGCACCTTCGACGTCCGAAGCATCCCGGCGTGTCGGAAGAGCACCCGGTCCCCGGGCCGCACATCCTCGATCGCCTTGGCCCCCTCCGTGGTCCACACCCGGGAATCGCCCGCCAAGCAGTAGCCGTAGATCGAGCGGCGATGCTTGCCACGGTGCCGGAAGTGAGCCACCTGCCACGGCTCGAATGGAACGACCTCGTCGTACCCGGTCGTCTTGTCCGGCCCCCAGCGGTCCGACTTTGGCGACGTGCGCATCTTCTTCGAGACGAGGTCGTGAAACTCCTTCGGCGTGTACCCGATGCGACGATTGAAGTCCTGGACGAAGCCGTAGAGCTCTCCGCGCGGGCCTTCCACGCGACGGACCGTGTGCGTCGGCAGATGGTTGAGCGCGACCACGCCCTCCTCGGGGTGGACAACGATCTCCTCGTAGTCGTTGCCGTACTTGCACATGGTGCGGCAGATCGACCACTGGTCCTCCTCCACGCGGAGAACACGATGCAGGAAGTCGTTGAGCAACTGCGCCAAGTCCTTGTCGGGGGAGTCCACCCAGACGCGCTTGTTCGTCGGGGTGTCGGGCTGCGTGGCATCGTCCGCGTAGATGTTGAGCGTCGCCGCGACCTCCCCGTAATCGTCCATCGACTCGTAGTCGACGAAGCGGGACATGAGGTCCTGCTCAAGCCGCAGGTAGTCGGCGATCACGTCGTACCCGTAGCTCTGCAGCAGGTCGTACGACGTGCCGGGCATGAAGGAGGAAGTCGCGCCACTTGAGAGGCGCATCTGAACCTGCTCCTTGTCCCTAGCGAAGAGACCTCGAACGCGCCGAAGCGTATCGCCGAGAAGGCTCATCCCCTCATCCTCATCTGCTGGGAGAAGGCATCCATGAAGCCTTCCGCGTACTCTGGCATCGCTTTGACAAGTCGCTCCAGGACCAGCTCCCGCAAGCGCAACAGCGAGCAGTAGTCCGCAGGCCTCAAACCGGCAGACTCCAATCCGTCCGCCACAGCCTGAGCAGCGAGAATGCCAGCTTGGCGCACCACCTGCTCATAGTCGAGCAACTCCGCGACCTCCTCCGACCGGTCCGCATCGAGGGCAGAAGGGGTCACGTCGGACGCAGAGTCCGAACGAATTCCGAACACAGCTTCGAGGACGTCGTCAACTTCGACCATCAGTAGGGTACATCCGTGCCTTGCTGAATGAAATACGCGAGCACCGGGTCGTGCGCCGCGTCCGTCGCGAGCGTATCGTTCGAAACGGCGTCTCGCCGGCCCGCCGCAATCGCGTGCTGCTGCTCCACCATCCACGCCGCCGCGTCAGGGTCATCATGGGCAGAGATACCCTTGAGGAGCGGAAAGGGCAACACCGAGGGTTGTTGCAACAAGCCGAACAAGCTCCCCGCGAGTGCATCCGCGACGTCCTTCGACCCGGTCTCTGGCTTCACAATCTTGCGGCGCTCCCAGTCCGCCTCGAGCCCGCGGAGCTGCGAGAACAGAGGTTCGTACTGGTAGCAGGAGACGCGACCCTCATAGATCGCCGTCTTGACGTTCTGGTAGGGGTCCCACGTACGGTCCATCGAGATGGAACTCGTTTCGAAGCCCGACTTCTCGAGCGCCTGCAACGTATTGATCGCCTGCCACTGGTCCATCGACACGCTGCGGATCGGGATGCCGTGCTCCACCATCTCGTAGATGAGCTTCCGATAGAGGGCGAAGTCGAGCTCGCCTCCGATAGGGGGCACGATCTCCAGCACGAAGTCCACCACGTAGGTGGGCGAATCGTCGGTGTAGATCATGCCGTGCTCATCGCGCCGGCGCACGCCCTTGGTTCCCGCCACGTGGGAGACGCAGAACCCTGCGGAGCAGTTGTTGAGCGCAGGGTCGATATGGACGTGGCGCGGCGAGGCCGGGTTGTATAGCGGCTGGAAGACCGTCGTGGGCCGACCCGAGTAGTCCCGGACCGTGACCTTCTTCACCAGGCGCTCCCACACGAACTGACCGCCCTTGTCCGGGTCGAAGCGCTCGACCGAGAACGGGTGCTGGCGCGTTGGGTCCTCCATCTGCGTGATCTTGTGCACGCGCTGGATGAAGGGGCTCAACGCAACAGTAGCGACGCCTGCGAAGTCGCGAATCGCACCCTCGAGGTCACTCTGGAAGTCCGTCTGGAAGTCGTCCGGGACCTCGATCAGCACCGTGCGCTCGGGGAGGTCCTCCCGCAGCTTCGTGAGGTCATCCTTGTCGTGCACGAAACGCGACGGGGTTTGCTCGTTGCCGCACAGGACCCAGAAGCTGCGATCCATGCTGTGGTCGGACTGCACGTCCCAGAGCGCGTAATCCCGCACGAAGACTGTTGGGTCGTCTCGAGCGGCGACAATCCGCTTGGACAGGAAGGACTCCCGTGTCGACTTGGAACTCGGCAGGAAGAGCTTCCACTGGCGCCGGTAGCGCGAGATGAGGCGCCGGCGAAGGTTGTCGTAGATGTCCTTCGCCATATTGACTACTCCGAAGCGGTTGTCGTCGCGCCGAGCGCGCCGCTTCGGCATGAAGTTGCTCTCGTCGATGAGCGCCGCCACCGGGCTCATTCCGAGAGCCCCGCGCGGGGTCGTTGCCTTGGCGACCACAAGCACGTCGTTGGGGAAGCGGATGTTCTTCTGCGTGATCTTGAACGGGAAATTCTCGGAGAAGTAGGGGCTCTGCGCGATCTTGCCCACCACGTTCTTCAGGACGACCTCCTTCGCCAGGTCCTCGCTCGCAGAGAAGCCCGCGATCGACACCGGGGTGTCCGGGGCGAGGCCGAAGGAGAGCTGCGGGTCGCGCATGCAAGAAATCTCGTACAGCACGCGGCAGATGCCGATCGAGCAGACGAAGGTCTTGCCGTACCCGATGGCCCCCGTGAAGATGACCTCGTTGTAGTCGCCCTCGAAGATTTCGACGAGGTCGTCGTAGAGCTTCGGGTACAGGATGCTGCACGTCTCGCCGAGGTAGTAGTCGTCGTAGATGAAGGTCTTCATGTCGACCGGCTGGCGCAGATAGTGCGCCGTCGAGAGCTGGTCGATGAGCCGGCCGCCCTCGCCGAGGAAGTCATAGTCCTCGACACCGGAGGCCTCCTCCAAAATCTTGAAAAGAAGCGCACGCTCCTCGGGGGAGAACTTCTCGAGGTCCTTGACGATGAGCTGTTCGAGCTCGTCGACTGTCTGGGTCGATCGCGACCTCCCGAGGCCGTGCTTGATCATGCGGCCTCCTCATCCTTCTCCGGGGAGACATCGATCACCTCGTCCTCCTCGCCGACTTCCCGCTCGCGCTTCGCCGCGAGAGCCAGGAGGCGGTCGGACATCGAAAGCAGCTTCTGCCGCTTCTTTGGGCTGCCCATGATCTCCTCGAGTACGGAGTTGCCCCCGGCGACCGCGCCGGCCACCTCCACGGTGCCGATGCTGCGCTGGACGAGCCCGAAATCCATCTGCACGTCCGCGTATGCGCGCAGGATGTCCTTGGCCGCCTTCACCTCACGGTGCGTGCCCGGGAGCAGCTTGCGAACGTTCTTCTCGATGTTGAAGTCGATATCAAGGCGCTCCTTCTGCAGCCGGTAGAGTTCACGGAGCTCCTCGAGCACGTCCAATCCTTCTTCCATCGTCTTCACCGCTTGCTTATGGAGCCTCGGCAGCGTGCCCTGGACGAAATGGTTGGGCGGGATCTCGTCCCGAATCTCCGACAGAGCACGCTCCAAGCGCTTCGCGCCGATGTCGTTGAACAGACCCAAGCCGGTCTGCACATGCTCGGCCGCCTTCGCGAGGGTCCAACCATGCACCAAGAGCTCCCGGACCTCCCCATACTGTTCGTGCTGCAGGATCCGCAGGGCCAGGTCGCTCGGCTCAGCCTTGCGCCTGCTGACGGGTCCCATCCGAGTCTTTCCGGGGATGTCCATAGTAATTCCGCCGACATCCGGGGCACCATACGCCCTTTGCTATCGCAAAGTGTACGGGTTGTGGAGGCTGCTGTCGATATCCCGTCTTCCGAGGGGGTCAGTGAATCTCTGCCCAACTGTAGCCAGAATGCGCGTCGACCTCGACCGGAACATCGGGCAGGAAGGGTTGGATCCCCTCCTTCATCCCCAGCTCGATCTCGACCTTGACCTCCTCCACAAGGCCCTCGTCATCGCGGGCCTCAGCGATGATCTCGTCGTGCACCATGTGGACCATTCGCACGTCGTCCCCGAAGCGGCGGAGCCGGTGGTAAACCTTCCACAAGGCGTTCTTGAGGCCGTCCGCGCCGGTGCCCTGGTCCGGAGTGTTGCCCGTGACATAGACCTGCCCCTCGCGCCGAGCCACGAAGTACGTGTTCGGAACGACCGGACACCACACAAAGGCGCCGTCTACATCCCGGTCCTCACGATGACCCTGAAGCACCTGCACATGCGTGCGCTTCAACAGGTTGACGACGTAGTGCCTGCCGCCCTTCGGAACGTTCGAGAGCTTCTCCGACTTCGGCTCGTACTTCGACATATCGCGCTCCACGCACGTCGTCGCCACGCCTGCCAGCACGCAGACCACCTGAAAAGCGTCGGCGGCCGCTTTCGACCGACAACAGAAGCGACGACGGCCGCCATCCTCTGTCCACCCATCGCCAAGGAGCATTACTTCCAGGAGTAGCTGCGCCTGCTCTCTCGACAACCCGTTCAGGAAGCCTGCCGTCGGGAGACGCCCCGGGAAAGCCTTGTGGAGCCTCTCCGCGTGCTCCCTCCGGAGTTCCCACGTCACTCGATGCCCGTGCTTCGGATAGTAGTAACGGCCGGTCAACACCTCCGCTCCGAGGCGCTCAAAGAGCGTATCGATCCGATCGACCTTCTCCGGATTGGCCCGCGCACTCTGATACAGCCTCGCCACCTTGCGCCCCTTCTGCTCGCACAGAGTGCCGTCCGTGAAAAGCCACCCAGCGAGCTCCACGAAGTCATCTGAGAAGGTCGGCTTCGGACCATCATAGAATCCGACCCGATGGATCCTGTGGTCCCCCCATTGCGAGAGACGATCGCTCGTACGACACACATCCTCGCCAGAGTGCTTGTCACTCACAAGCCACCTGTGCTCCGGAGTCGTGACCGCATTGAATGTCCTCGATCGGAAAGACACCAGACGACCCTTGTAGTCCGGAAAGAGCTTCAGATCCGTCATCGGCTGCCATTCCAGCGCACCCGTGTCCGCGCTCTTCGTCAGCAGCACATCCTCCCTCCGAAGGTCCGGCCCCTTCACCCACCCTCGCCGCGTGAGCGCCTCCGTCTCGGCATCGACGCAGTTGTAGAAGTTGTTGTAGTCCGCATCCGACTCGAGGTAGCGCAGCCGGCCGCCGAGCGTCCTTGAGAAGCCCTTCGGGCGCTGCCAATTCATGACGTGCCGCTGCCAACGCCGCACACCTTCGTACGCCTCGAAGAAGCGATTGTAGAAGGTCGTCGCCTGCTCCTCCGTCATCTTCACGCCGTAGTTGGCCCACGCATACGTGACCAGCTTCTTCGGCATGA